GGCCGTGGGCCCCTGTTCGAGCAGGTCCTTGTAGAGCTCGTCGTTGAGACCGAACCCACGCAGTCTCTGAAGCACGTTCGAGAACTCCTTGGTGTCCTCGATCTGCTTCTTGAGACTCTCGACGTAGCTCGAATATGTCGTCTCCTCGGTGGGAGACGCGATGTCCGAGTACTTGTCGGTGATCTGCTTCTTGTAATCGTCTCGCGTTTTGATGGCTGCCTTGTAGGCATCGTCGGCAGCCTTGATCTTGTCCGTGAGAACGTCGTACTTGTCAGCCAGCTTACCCAGCGACGACTTCTCGTCGTTGAGCTGCTTGGTGAGGGTGGTGTAGGCCGCCGCGGCCTTCTTCCTTTCCGAAGCGGATGCCTTGGAACTCTTGGAGAGATCCTTGAGCATCTTCTTCAGATCGTTGAAGGCGTTGTAAACCTGTTCCTTGTTTCCGTCCAGACCCTTTCTGAAACCGTCGTTGACGTAGTTACCGACCTTCTCGAACTCCTTCGAGGGTGAGTGAATCCCCAGGAAGTCCTTAGCCGCGTTGAGTGCGCCCTTCGCGACGTTCATGGCCGCGTTCTTGATCTCGCCCAGACCGGCACCGATACCCTTGACCATACCCTTGACGATGGCGACGGCGAGCTTTCCGCCTTCACGACCAAGCGCCTCGGAGTTAGCGTCGACGGCTTTGCGGACACCCTTGAGTACATCGATCACCATCTTGAAACCGGCGTCGACGATCTTGGGGATCTGCTTACCGAGTGCCTTGAGGAACTCGGTGATGACCCTGGTTGCAGCCTCGGCCATCTTACCAACGTTGTTGGCAATACCGTTGAGAATACCGGTGATCAGCTTGAGACCGGCGTCGACCATCTTCGGAACGTACTCGTTGAGCTTCCGGAGAAGCATCAAGAGCAGCTTGAGGAGGGCGTCGACGATCTTGGGTGTGACCCGAACGATCGCGGATATGAGTGCTTCCAGGACCGTGACCAAGGCCTTGGTGATGGAAGGTCCTGCTGTGGCGATGACCTCGGCGAAGGCGATCAAGCCCAAACCGATCTGCTTCATGACCTCTGGAATAAGACCGATCAGACCGGCCACAATCCCAATGATCATTGCTGTTGCCGCAGCACCGGCCGCAGCCAATGCTGTTAGGGCGGTAGCGAATAGCAGAACTCCTGCACCGGCAGCCAGCATACCGACACCCAGAAGTGCCACACCGGCGCCAAGTCCGATGATGGCGGGAACAACTGGTGCCAGAATAAGCCCCGCCAAGCCGATGACCACGAGGGCACCAGCGAGCATGACGAGACCCTTGCCGATCTCCTCCCAGGTCATCTCGCTGAAGGCGACAAGAACAGGGTGGAGAACCCACAAAGCAGCCGACACAATAAGGAGTGCCGCGGCTCCGGGGAGCGCGCCGGTCATCAACATGAGGGCCCCGGTGATCAAACCGAGGGAACCTGCCAAGACGACCATCATCTTGCCGATCTCTTCCCAAGAGAATTCTGCCATTTTGGCCAGAACTCCGGTCACCTGCTGGAGAGCAAGCGCCGTGATCAGCAATGCAGCAGCACCAAGCGGTGCAGTCGGCGGGATGACGTAGAGAGCCGCACCCATGAGGGCGAGGGCGCCCAACATGACTGTGAGGCCCTTACCGATCTCGCCCCAAGACATCTCGGCCATCTCCTTGAGAGCGTCGCCGACCTTACCGAGTGACAGAGCCACCAGAAGGACGCCAGCACCCGCAAGAGGAGCCGTCGGAGGGATGAGTTTCAGGGCACCCGCTATCAGAACGAGCCCACCAGCCAGAGCCGCTAGGCCCTTGCCGATCTCGTTCCAGGACATCTTGGAGAAGTCCTCGACAGCACTGGCGAGGATCTTGATCCCTGCCGCCAGAAGGATGATCCCTGCAGCCTGGGCGATGCTGCCCTTGTTGGCCTTGGCGAACATCGTGAAGAGCGTGAGAGCACCGAGAAGAACTCCGACTCCGACGAGCCCCTTGGCCAGTTCGTTCCAGCTGAGTCCCGAGAGGTCCTCAACCGCGCTTGCCAGGATCTTGATGGCGGCTGCCAAAGCGATCATACCGAGACCCGTGGAGATCATCCCCTTGGGGTTCGGCATCAACTTGAGAGAACCGACTACCAGACCAAGAGTCACGGCGAGACCCGTCAAACCCTTGGCTAGTTCGTTCCAGTCCAGACCCGAGAGCTGCTTGACAGCCTGGGCCAGAATAAGAACGGCCGCAGCGAGGAGGATCAGAGACCCCATCACGAACGGCATCTTGGCGAAGCCACCGAAACCGATGAACTTCTGGAATATGGCCATCGCACCGAGAAGCTGACCGAACATCACCGTCATGGCGGCGCTTGCTCGGGTGAGACCCTCGGCGTCGATCTTCGAGAGGATGTTCATCGAGACGGCGAGGACACCGATCGCCAAGGCGATCTGAAGGAGTGTTGCTGCACGCAGAGTGTTCTGCATGGCACCAAACGACCCAGTAATATCCCCGATGCCGTCGCTGATGGCTTCGAATACACCGGCGAGACCGTCACCGCCGCCCAGGTTGTTCAAGAAGTTCTTGATCACCAGGAACAGGCCAGCGAGGAGACCGGTGTTAAGACCAGTCATGGTCTTTTCGAAGTTCAGTCCCTCGAACATCCCGCCAATATCGATACCGAGGTTCTGGAACACCTGAGATATGCGGCTACCGAGATCCTGGAAGAAGTCCTTCACGTTCTTCATGACCGTGAGGGTCTTCTCCCAAGCCTTGGACGCTACTTCGCCCAGACGACCGAGAGGTTCGAGCTTGGAGGATATGCCTGCGACAGACTTCTCGACTCCCTTGGAGTCGGTGTCCTTGAAGAGAGACCCCAGGAACCCAGCCAGTTTCTGAATAAGCTGGATCGGGATCTTGAGTACGGTTCCGAGACCCTTGAAGAAGTTCTCGAGTCCCTTTCCTTCCTTGATACCCGCTCGAAGAGCGACGAGAAAATCGCCGATCTTAGCGGTGAAGGTGAGGAAACCGCCGGAGCCCTTGGTGACCTGCCCGACGAGATCAAAGATTACGCCAACAACACCCTTGATGATGTCGATCGCGATTCCAAATATCGCGAAGACACCCGCAAAGGTTCGCTTCAGTTTGTCTGCTGTGTCACTTCCGATCCTGAGTTTCTCGGTGAACTCCTTGAAGTTCCGAGTCATGTCGGCGAGTTGTTTACCGGTGGTAGCCGGAAATATCTGACGGAACGCATCCTTGATCGGCGTGACAACCGATGCGAAGGCCTTCACCGCATTGGTGATACCAGCGATCAGATCGTCTCGTCCGCCAAGGGCTTTCCAGTCCTTGAGCATCTTGTTTCGGGCGTCGGACGACTTCTGGAGTACTCCGCCGACCGATTCGCTGATGCTGGTGAACAGACCCTTGGCTTCCTTGAAGTCACCAAATATGGTCTGCCAGGTCTGGGCCCAACCGGAACCGAGCTGTTCCTTGAAGGTTCCGAAGAGCTGAGTAGCGGTCTTGACTTCGGTGGCCGCACTCTTTGCCATCTTGGCCTGGTCCTGGATGGCCTTGATCTGTGCCTTGCTGAACCCCTGTGCAGCGAGTTCGGCATCGGTCAGGTCACCCGTGAACTGAGCCAGTGTCTTGGTGAGGACGTCCGACGTAAGCCAGGAGGGTCCGTTCACTGCGGAAATGGAGTTTCGGAACGACTCACCGTTGACGGTGACGTTCTTCATGTCTCCGGACAGCTTGACCGCACCGGAGTCCAGCTCACCCATGGCCACAGCAGTCTGGGCCAGAGCACGCTGAAATACGGTACCACCCATACCGGCATTGACTACCGAGTTCCAGTCCTCGAGGGACACAGTACCCGATGCGATTGCCTGGGAAAGCTGGTACATGGCGCCAGAAGCCTGCTCCGAGTTGGAGCCGGAAAGCGCCGCCAGGTTGGCGATACCCTTGATCGCAGAGGTCGATTCCTTCAGACCAACACCGGCAGCCGTGAAGGTACCGATGTTCTTCGCCATCTCAGAGAAGTTGTAGATGGTCTGGTCGGAATAATGGTTGAGCTCGTCCAGAGTGTTGGTGACGTCCTTGAGAGTCGTCCCCGCGGCCTGGGTGTTGGCCAAAATAGTCTGGATCGAGTTCATGTTCGTCTCGTACTCACGGAAACCATCGATGAGTGGTCCGAGAGTGAACGAGTGAACGAGCTGGGTACCAGCCTCGGCGGCTCGGGCGCCGATGTTGTGAAGGGCTCCGGTAGCGACCTGCTGCAGCGCAGAAAATCGACCGGCGACAGCTGAGACAGCGTTCTCGATGTGCTTGAGCGAGGAACTCGTCTTGTCGGCTTCGTCGCTAGTCTTGCTCAGACCGCTGAGGAATTTACCGACGGAGTTGCTTCCCGAAGCTACGTTCTCACCGAACGTTTCCGCAGAAGTGCCGATCTTGTCGATGCTTCCGAGGAACCGATCCAAAAATCCCCGGTTGGCCTCGATCTTCTGACCGAACTGCTGGCTCGCCGACGTGACTTGGGTGACGCTTGTCGTGAAGCGTCCCAGAGAGTCACGGTTCTGGGAAATATGCTGGTCGAACTTCTGAGTAGCCGAGACGACCTCGGTGAGACCCTTGGTGGCGCCCTGAAGCTTCAGAGCCTGGTTGAGCCTCTGCAGTGAGGTAAGGGTTTGCTGAACGCCCCGCTCGAACGCGGCATTCTGGAACTGCATCTGAACGACGCGCTCGTCGATAGAACTCATGCGGAAGTCACCGCCCTCCATACCTGATCTGCGATTTGGTCAAATATCGGCCGCATGGCCGGGTTGATGTAGTCCTGGCCCTGGACGTAACCACCTGTCCCGGTACCATGCCCGTACTGAAGCATGATGGCTACGGGAAAGCCGTTCTCGATATCGGTGTTGAGCCACTTGATGGTGACGGTACTCCTGGAGCGTTCGATCTCATAACTCCAGGAGTCCGCCGCCAATCCAGAGTCCTTGGGGACTGCTGAGGCCAAGGCCCGAACACCGAGTTGAGCTGCCGACGTGAGCGACTTGTAAATATCGCCCTGCCGCATCTTCCTTAGGGAGTCTTCCGTTCGTTTACCCGAACGGGATACGACGAACGAAATCAATGGTGACTCCTTAGGGTTCTACGGTGACCGTCACATCCGCTGTCGAAGTACCCGCGTCGTTCGTTGCCGAATAACGGAGTACGTAGTCGCCGATCCGTGCATCGACCGGCGGGTCGGGTCGCTCGAAGGAGAAGGGTTCGGTGTAGACCTCCCAGGATATGACACCAAGGAGATCGAACTTGCCCGCATCGATGAGCGATCGGAACATGGAGCTTCGTCCTTCCGGATCGAAGTCTCCCCAGTCAACGAGAACAGCATCACGAAGGTCGCAAAGCTTCGTGAGATATGCTCCCTCGTCCCCTCCGGCCGAAGGCGGAGGTGTTGAGGACGCTCGAGCCGCTGCGATGATCCCGCCGTACGACTGGGAATCGTTACCGATCCCGTGGTTGACGAGAATATCGTAGTGGAGAGCCAGTCCAAGAGGACCGACCTCATCTGCCAGAGCCTGGGTCAGACAGTCGTCCCAGTACATGCTCTTCCGGAGATCACGCTGGACCTTTCGGAATATCGGATCGTTGTCTGCCGCATCGGCCCAGGCAGTGAGGAATCCCGGACCGAGGTTCGTTTCGGCTGCTGTCGAAGCATCGGGGCCGAATCCGACAGCGGCACACGTCTCGAGACCGGGAATATAGACCGCGAGAGCGTTGCCCGGGTTCTCCTCCGTGTACTTCTCGACGCAGATGAGCATGTCGCCGGTTGCCGAGGTGAAACCGACCAGACCGCCGGTATAACCACGGTCGTCGCCGATGTCCTCGATGTAGTTGTAGGCAGTCGTCCAGTCGGTCGTGCTGTTCTCGGCCGTACTCGTCAGTTCGAATGCCATCTCCTGGCAGACGGGCTGACGAATATCGGTGGTTCCTTCCGGGGAAGA